AAGAAAAAAGACGGTAAAGCCGAAGGCGGTAAAGCCGACATGAAACAAGACAAATCTATGATGCAAAAGGCTGTGAACAAACACGAAGGCCGTTTGCACAAAGGCGCGTCTATGACTAAATTGGCTACGGGTGGATTCACCAAAGAAGCTAATGGCATTGCCAAGCGTGGCTTAACCAAAGGCACTCAAGTCACTATGAAGAAAGGTGGGAAGTGTTAATGGCTAAATCAGAATTTGGTTCCGCGTTTGCTGCTGCTCGTAAAGCAGGAGATAAAACTTTTGAGTTCAACGGCAAAAAATACACTACCGAGACGGCTGACGAATCTGGCGCGGCAAAAAAAGCTACCCGTGATTCAGGTATGCGCAAACAAAGCGATATGATTTCTGCTCTCAAAAGCGCAGAAAGAAATGCACCCGCAGAAACTTCTGCTATGGCGCGGCAAAAAATGGCGGACGCTACTAAGGCAGCGGTTGATAAGTACAAAAACGCAGATTCTGAAGAGTCAATGCGCGGCTACAAGGCTCGTTACACTCCATCGGCGTTGGCCCCACGAACTTCACAAGGTTCGGTTCCGCTTAATAGCTCACTTTCTATGGACGAAGAAGGTATGAAACGTGGTGGAAAAGTCAAGAAGATGGCTTCCGGTGGTTCAGCTTCTTCTCGCGCAGACGGTATCGCCGCCAAAGGCAAAACTCGTGGAAAGATGTGCTAAATGAAATACCCCAAAGACACCCCAGTGGACGAGCCCGTGGCCAAGCCAAAGCAGGCAAAGGCCAAGACGTATCCTGACTCAGTTCCAGTGGATGAGCCAGTGAAGAAAATGCCCGACAAAAATTTTAAGTCCGGTGGTGTTACTCGCGCTGATGGCTGCATCTCTAAGGGCCACACAAAAGGCCGGATGGTGTAACCATGATGTCCAGCCGTGGCATGGGGGCCATAAACCCGAAGAAAATACCCAAAGCTAAAGCCATCAAGATGGCTGAAGGCGGCAAAGTCAATGAAGCGGGTAACTACACCAAGCCCGGTCTTCGTAAGCGTATTTTTAACAGCGTCAAAGCCGCAGCAGTGCAAGGTACAGGCGCAGGTCAGTGGTCAGCCCGTAAGGCCCAACTGATGGCTAAACGCTACAAAGCCGCAGGTGGCGGGTACAAGGACTAGTATGAAAGCCCCTCAACAATCGCTCAAAGATTGGGGCGATCAAAAATGGAGAACCAAAAGTGGTAAAAAATCTTCTGAAACAGGTGAGCGATACCTTCCAAGCGCTGCGATTAAAAGTCTCAGCCCTAGTGAATACGCTGCAACAACGCGTGCGAAGCGTGCTGGCAAAAAAGCCGGAAAACAATTCGTAGCACAGCCAAAAACAATTGCTAAGAAAACAGCGGGATTTAGATAATGGCAAGCTCAGGAACCTCAGCGTTTAATCTAGACCTCACCGAGTTGGTAGAGGAGGCGTTCGAGCGTGCGGGTTCCGAGCTTCGCTCGGGTTATGACCTGAAGACAGCCCGCCGCTCCCTTAACTTACTGTTTGCTGACTGGGCTAATCGTGGCGTAAACATGTGGACGTTTGAGCAGGGGACAATTACCTTGACTCCGGGCCTATCCACTTATGCCCTACCCGTGGACACCGTGGACCTTTTAGAGCACGTTATACGTACTGGCGCAGGCACTGCCTCGACACAAGCGGACCTAACAATCACACGTATTAGTGTGTCTACCTACGCTACGATCCCTAACAAACTTCAGCAAGCTCGCCCCATTCAGATTTGGATACAGCGGCTTGACGGTGAGCGGTCAGCTATCGGTACAGTTTTGACGAGCGCAATCACAGCTACGGATACTACGATTACTGTGGCTACTACAGTAGGTCTGGCTACATCTGGTTTTGTAATAATTGAGTCAGAGATCATTTACTACGGTTCTGTCGAAGGCAACCAACTTTTATATTGCTACCGTGGGCAGGCTAACACCACTGCGGCATCGCACATCAATGGAACCCCCGTATACGCGCAGAACCTACCCTGCGTGACGGTATGGCCTACCCCAGACAACACTACTACATATCAACTAGTCTATTACCGCATGCGTCGTATTGACGATGCAGGTGGTGGTGTAAACACAATGGATGTACCGTTCCGGTTCTTACCCTGCATGGTTGCAGGTTTGGCCTATTACTTGGCGCTGAAGGTCCCTAACGGGGCCATGCGGCTGGACATCCTTAAAGCACAGTACGACGAAGCATGGCAGCTTGCTGCAACAGAAGACAGGGAGACAGCGGCGTTGCGGTTTGTCCCACGTCAGATGTTTATCAACTAAGCTATGGGCAATAGATTCGCGTCTGGTAAAAATAGCATCGCCGAGTGCGACCGCTGTGGGCAACGATATAAACTGAAGCAGCTAAAGAAAGAGATTATCAAGCTCAAGGAGTACAACCTTTTGGTGTGTCCTGAGTGTTGGGACCCAGATCAGCCGCAGTTGCAGTTGGGTATGTTTCCGGTAGATGATCCACAGGCTGTGCGCAACCCGCGCCATGACTCGACTTATGTTACGTCAGGCACGAACGCAAATGGGTACCCTTCGGGGGGCTCTAGAGATATTCAGTGGGGGTGGAACCCCGTGGGCGGGGCTAGTTTTTTTGACGTTGCGTTGACACCAAATTACTTGGTTGCAACGACGAATGTTGGTATAGTTAGTATTACGGTTTCATAGGAGATAGTCATGGCATTTACAAAATCCGCAGACGGTATTGTTTCAAAAGGCAAGACCAAAGGCAAAAATCTTGGTGATAGCGGTCCTTCCGTTGGCATCCAACACGGTGGCAAAGGTGGTAAAGGCGGCAAGACCAATGAAGATATGCTGAAGCTAGGCCGTGGTCTGGCTAAAGTAGCTAACCAAAAGCGAGGCTAATATGGCAACACAAAGCATGAAACGCATGGGCAAAGAAGTTGGCCCTGCTAGCCTTTACGCTAAACCCCACACTATGTCGGGCAAGAGTGTAACCGTAGCTGAGAACCCCGGCAAAGGACCTAACCATAGCAAGTTAGATACCTACAATGCGAGCATTGGTGCTATTAGCAAGTCTGCCGGTAATCAGCCAACTAAGACCGACGGAATCAAAATCCGTGGTACTGGCGCGGCTACTAAAGGTGTGATGGCTCGAGGCCCAATGGCATAAAGTATGAACTACGCTGCTCTAGTCACTGCAATCTCCGATTACACGGAGAACACGTTCAGCACTACTGACATGAATACGTTCATTCAGCAGGCAGAGCAGCGCGTTTACAACACCGTTCAGTTCCCCTCGTTGCGGAAAAACGTGACGGGGTCAGTTACAGTTAACAATAAGTACCTGTCGTGCCCCAACGACTACCTTTCGTCTTATTCTCTAGCGGTAATTGATGCGGCTGGGGTGTACACGTTTTTACTTAACAAGGACGTCAACTTCATTCGTGAAGCGTATCCACAGCCAACTGACACAGCTACCCCTAAGTACTACGCCTTGTTTGGCCCAACAGTTACTAGCTCCACAATAAGTAATGAGCTTTCGTTCATTCTTGGCCCAACGCCGGATGCTACGTATTCTGCAGAGCTTCACTATTACTACTACCCAGAGTCCATTACCACTGCGTTAACCACTTGGTTAGGTGACAACTTTGACTCTGTGCTGCTTTACGGCGCGTTGGTAGAAGCCTATACATACATGAAGGGCGAAGCCGACATGGTTGCACTGTACGATGGCAAGTACAAGGAAGCGTTAATGCTTGCTAAACGTTTGGGTGATGGCCTTGAGCGTAGCGATGCGTATCGTAGTGGTCAGTACCGCGCTGCGCCTTTACCCCAGAATAATGGGGTCATGTAATGATCGTCCAAACACAGACTACTTCATTTAAAGCAGAGGTGTACCAAGCGGTGCATAACCTGCTGACGGACACAATCAAGATTGCCTTATACACAGCAGATGCTAATCTTAACGAAGATACCACGGTGTATAGCACCTCAAATGAGGTTGTAGCGTCAGGTTACACAGCGGGTGGAGCCGTTATGACAGGGGTAACGCTTAACTCTTCTGGATATACGGTATACGTTAATTTTGCAAATGTTTCATGGTCAACATCAGTGACAGCACGGTGTGCCTTGATTTACAATTACAGCCAAGGAAATAAATCCATTGCGGTGTTGGATTTTGGTTCAGATAAGACATCTACCGGTACGTTCACCATCACAATGCCAGCTAATACAGCCACCTCTGCGTTAATTCGTAGTTCTAATTAGGAGCCACCATGCACAAAGAACAATCAGGTTTTGGAGACAACGCTGTAGCCACCCTGCAAGCTAATGCGTCTATCCCAGAAGGTATGGGCATCGAAGGCTATTACAAAGTCGAGTGCCGTGACGCGCAGGGTAATATCAAGTGGAACGAAGAGTTTCCTAACTTGGTCGTTGCTATTGGCAAAGAGTTGTTGCTCGACACCTTGCTTCGCACATCCGGAACTTACACCACCGTTGGGCCATTCCTTGGCCTGATTAACAACAGCACCACGTTTGCAGCAGCAGACACTATGGCTTCTAAGACATGGACTGAGTTGACTACCTACACTGTAGGCGGTTCAGCGGTTCGCGGTACAGCAGTATTTGCGGCGGCTAGTTCGTCTGGCTTAACTCCATCAAACGTGACTACGTCTACAGCCACAGCAATTACCTACACAATGACAGGTTCTGCTACCGTGTATGGTTGCTTCTTGGTGACAGGTACTGGCGCGGTCAGCACAATCTCCAGCACTGCAGGTACTTTGTACTCCGAAGGAAACTTCAGCACTGCCAAGACTGTTACTTCTGGCGACACTGTAACTGTTACCTACTCGACTACTGCGACTTCATAAGGGGTCTTAAATGGCTCTAGCCCTTAATGACCGGGTACAACAGACTGGCACAGCCAACACCACAGTAAGTTTTACGCTTACTGGCTCTGTCGCGGGCTTCCAATCTTTTGCCGTGGTGGGCGACGGCAATACCACCTATTACTCTTCCTTTGACGCTACGGGTAACTTCGAGGTAGGAATTGGTACGTACTCAACTACCGGGCCTACACTTACACGCACAACCATTCTGTCGTCCAGCAACTCTGGTTCAGCGGTTACGTTTAGCGGTACGGTCAATGTCTTTGTAACCTATCCATCTAGCAAGTCTGTTAATTTAGACGCATCTGGTAACGTCAGTCCGTTGGGCACAATTGCTTCTGGTACTTGGCAAGGCACAACCGTAGGTGTGGCTTACGGCGGCACAGGTGTAACTTCTTCCTCTGGCGCTAACTCGGTAATGCTTAGAGACGCAAACCAGAACGTAGCAGTAAACCGTTTAAACCAATCCAACACAGCGGTAACAGCGGCAGGTGGCACAACGGCGTTAACTGCGGCTTCTAGTTACTCTCAAACATTGAACGGCACGGGCGGTCAGACCTATACGATGCCTGATGCGACTACTCTGACTACAGGTGTAGCGTTTGTGTTCAACAACAACGCAACTGGAACACTGATTCTCCAAGACTACGCGACTGGCTCTATTGGAACAATTACTTCCGGCGGCGCGGTTGAACTTGTATTGTTAGCAAACGGCACGGTTGCTGGCACATGGGACGTACACGGGTTTCTTCCAGAGAACGTGACTTGGGGCACTAACGCACTAAACCTTGGCTCTACGGTCATCACTAACGGCACTTGGAATGGCGGAACTATTACTAGTAATTACGGTGGTACAGGGTTAACAAGCTATGCCGTTGGTGACATTTCTTACTATGTTTCTGGCACTGCTCTGTCTAAATTGCCAATTGGGGCAAACGGGACTATTTTGACTTCAAATGGTACAGGCCCGACATGGGTTGCAAGCTCCGCAGCCTCGATGGATGATGCGTACTATTTAGCTTTTATGATGGGATAAGAAATGGCTACCTACACCAACGTATCGTATGGGGTTAAGAACATAAGCACGAGTGGTTCAACCGTTACAACAGTCGCTTCTGGCACATTGGCTGTAGCCAGCCTTGTGGTGTCTAACACCTCTGTTTCCCCCATTACCTGTGACGTTTACATCACCCGTTCGGCGGTCAACTACTATTTAGTAGAGACAGCAACCGTCCCAGTTGGCGGATCGTTAGAGGTAATCCAAGGTAACAGAATTATTTTGCAGGCTTCAGATGTTTTGGTAGTACTCTCAAGCGCAGCAACATCGGCAGACGCTTGGGTATCAGGGTTAACGGTGGTCTAAATGGCTTTTATAGGTAACACCAATACTACACAGGCGTTTACACCAGCCATTGATTACTTCAATGGTAACGCTTCTACTACGGCGTTTACACTGTCTCGACAAGTTGCGTCTGTAGCGCAGATACAGGTCACGGTTGATAACGTAGCCCAGAACCCTAGTTCGGCGTATTCAGTCAGCGGCAACACCATCACGTTCACTTCTGCTCCGCTGACAGGGGTTAACAATATCTATGTGTACTACACAAGTCCTATAACTCAAGTCATCGCAACAACCGGTGGGACTACCTTACCGACAGTAGCTACCCCAACCAATGTAACACCTGCTCAAGGGGCGACTGCTGTACAAGACCCTATAGCTATGACTGGCACAGCGTACTATGCGTTGTATTCGTATGCACAAAATAGCAGTCAGTGGCAAATATCTACAAGCCCCATTTTTGCGACAACGGCTTACGATAGCGGTACACAAGGCGCAGTAATTACTTTTACTAAACCGTTTGGTGGCCTAAGCACTAGCACTTTGTACTATTGGAGAGTACGGTATAGGAATGTTGTTACTGATGTTTGGTCAGACTGGTCTTCCCCAACGTCATTTACCACAGCTACAGTTTTTGGCTACTCAGTGGAATATCTTATTGTTGCAGGTGGTGGCGGTTCTAGTTTTGCTAGTTTCATTAACAGAGCAGGTGGCGGTGGCGGAACTGCAGCTACCACTGCGTCATTAGCGACAACTACTGTTTACACAGTTACCGTTGGAGCCGCTGGAGCACAAAACGCGACAGGCGGAACATCCTCGATTGTTACCGTAGCAAGCGCTACTGGTGGTACTACTGCAGGTGTTAGTGGAAACGGCTTTGTAACTGGAGGCGATAACACATGGGTTTACGGAGGTGCGGGCGGCGCTGCTGCAAATGGATCGGCTGCAGTAGGATATAAAGGTACTGGCGGCACGGGCGGCACGGGCTATCTTTGGGCTGCTAATAGCACTTACTATGGCGGGGGCGGAGGCGGTGGAGCATACAATGCTACTCCCGGAGCAGCGGGTCTAGGCGGCGGCGGCGCAGGGGCAACTTCGGGTGGTGGTGGAGTTGGCGTTACTAATACAGGTGGTGGCGCGGGTGGTGCAGGGCGTTCTGCATACGCTGCATCCGCAGGTTCTCCGGGTGGGTCAGGTATTATCATAATCCGGTACGCTGGTGCACAAAGAGGAACTGGCGGAACTTACTCATCTTCGGGCGGGTACTCGTACCACACCTTCTTAACTTCTGGGACATACACAGCATGAGCCATTTTGCACGGGTTGTTGACGGCGTAGTTGACTCGGTTATCGTTGCCGAGCAAGATTTTATTGATACCCTACCAGATAAAGATTTATGGGTGCAGACTTCATACAACACACGCGGTAATTTGCATTACGGCTCTGATGGTCAACCAGATGGTGGCGTAGCACTACGGGGGAATTATGCGGGTATTGGCTACACTTACGACCCCCAAAACGACGTTTTTTATGGTGTAAAGCCCCACCCAGAAGCTACGCTAGACCCAACAACGTGGACATGGTTTTGGAATGAAATACCAAGTACTTTATTTACGGATGGCAACCAATGAACTTACCTCCACACATAGCAATAAGTTGCGTAGCAAACTTGTTTTGCCGGATGATGCACTTCAAAGCTGCAGGGGACATTGAGCTTGGGCATACACACCCATTTGACCATCTGACGCTTTTGGCTTCCGGCTCTGTGGAACTTGAGGTAGATGGCGTAGTTACGCAGTTTTCAGCCCCGCACATGATCTACATTAAGGCGGAAAAGGAACATAAGTTGGTAGCACTAG